TATATACAACGATAACACGTGCGGTGACACGCGTCATTAGGGCCTAGTAAACTAGGACTTAATTAAAGAAAAAGGCCGTTAAGCGGCCTGTGGAAGTGGCTGGAGCAACAACACATCAGCCATGGGTACGTCAGGGTACTGAAAAAGAAAGTATTGACGTGGAATAGGTGGACTATAAGGCATCCACTCGTCAATCTCACGGTCGTTGGGAGTATCACCACAGAAAATATGTGGCATGACTATGACTTGTCCTGTTGAGGCACGGAGCCAATGACCATTGCTACGAATAATGTCATTCTCCGCCTCTAACCAGACCCAGATCCAATCACGCAGCGTAAAATCATAATGGAGCTCCTCCCGAAACTCCCAATAATCAGGGAGCAACATAACGTGGAATGGTTGGAGCAACACCTGGACTGACAATGGAAAGTCGTGCTCTGGTGGTATTGATAATGGGCTGCGGCGTATAAATATCATAATATGGTGAAGCAGCGTTACCGTTGAGAATCGGAAAACACAAAGGTGGGGGTCCAATCCAATAACCAAGATGAGCATCATCAGATGCAGCAATATCAAGACGACCTGAGCTAGCGACGTTGAAATTGGATATGGGATATGCGGCAACTGATGTCCGAACATTGTTGCCAGTCTCATCAAGAATAGCAGCGTCACTAATGAGAGTTCGGGAGTTAGTGTTATAATATGGCGCTGTAGCATAGCAAGCAGTACCAGCCTCAAACACTGATCCACAATTATCATCAGGTACACTGAGAGACTGATTGCGAATAGTTACAACAGACGTAACAAAAGGACGAAAGGCAATACGAGTGCCACCACGAGCATAAACGTAAGCGGCAGAAAGGTAAGAATGGACACCGACACTGTTCCACTGGAGAGTACCATTAGTACCAAGCCATGTGTTCTTTGGAATTGAGAACCAAGGGCTGATATCCTGGACACACAGTCCACTGAAAACATTAATAGGAGCCATCCTCAATAGGAGTTGCTTAATAGACATGACACGCTCGCCAATACATGTCTCAGCAGCCTCTATACCAGATTGCCAAAAGTAAACGTTGCTCTGATTTGGGGCTTGGTAGAAACCTAAAGAAGTAGGTTGGGCAACCTCCCAGTCATCGCCACCAGCCACGGTGACCATCATCTCAACAGACGAGGAAACGGTTGAAGGACAATTGAGTGGATTCTCAACCACAACAGAGATAGTACCAATGCCAGAATACCGAGGGCAATATGGACGAACACGAATGAAAGGAACCACAAACTCGAAAGTGGTGGTCTCAGAAATATCCCACAAAGCTGACTTACACAAATTGGGCACCGTAATGTCAGGGTAAGCAAGAGCCATAGTAGCCTGCTCCGGAACATGGGTGATCAACAAGCGGCCAGTATGATATTGAGTTTTGTTGAGCGAAAAGGTAAAAACAAAGGAACCTCGCCACAACTTGAACATGTTGGATAAGAAAAACAAACTAGAAGGCACAAAAACCTTGTTTGTAATCTGAGCACCTTGATCAGGATTAACATTGTTGACGTTGCGATAGTACATAGACATGGGGTCAAGAAAACCAAGATAAACACATACACCAGCAGCGGTAGAAGTGGTCCAATTAGCACTTGAAACAATGGAGGGCCGGGAAGCTATAAACGATATAGCCATTTCATCAAGCCCATTACCAGCAAAACCCGGTTGAACAGTGATAGCAGCATCAGAAAGGACACCAAGAGAGTATCCAGCATCAGCCGCATCACTGTTGTTACTGTAGTTATGCGTAGTAGTAAAAACACGACGATTTGGAACAACAACAATAGGCTTCGACCAACCAAAAGCTTTAGCAGTATTGGAAAGTATATTGAGCGCCCAACTAGTGGAGCCCAACAACGATGAAAGGTATGGAATGGGAGCAGTGAGAGGCGCAATCAAAGCAGCAACCTTAGAACCAACAGCAAGAGCTGTACTGAGCTTAGCAGTCTCCTTAGCAGGCGCTGATAACCCAGACTGGGGAGTCCAAGTAAATGTAGACCTAGGATAATAGCCGATGAGCTCAACGTCCTCAAGACTGGCACGAAGGGTGCAACCTGGTAGAACCCCAGTAGCCCCAATGGAAGGAGAAGTAAGATTGTACACCCACAGGCGACCAAACTGAGATGGATTGTTGAGTTCCAGGGAAAAACAATCAGAAGAATTAACCCATGGAATACGCAAGGTACAAGTAGAGGTGTCAGCAAGATTCATGACCACCCCTGGTAGCTGATAAATGAGAGAAACGTGTGAACCACGGTCCCAATTACCAGCGTCATCAGCCTGAGGAAGCCAAGCAAGCTTAACAATGCCACCATGAAACGGAGTGACCGCGACATCGAGGCGGAAAACCAACGTAGCACGGAAACCAAAAGCACCCTGCATACGCGATAACCACCCAGGGCCAGCAAGAAAGGCGTAATTGATGGGATAAGTAACAACACTGCCACGGGTGGAATTGAGGATAAAGGAAGAAACACGATATGGACGAGATAGGTACGTAGTTAGATCACTAACGTCGCCTTTAACACACAAGTTGGGGGTGCTCACAGGAGCACCACTGAAGACAACAGCAGATGACGTATCACCACCTGTAAAGGTGACTAAACCCTGAACCTGGGAAGTACCAGAATCCATGGGCATAGTACAGTCGACCGGAGTAATAACATCATTGCATTCAACCATTGAACACTGGGCGCCAGATAGGAAAGGTTTGTCAGAAGCTGAAGATTGAATAAGAGTGGCACGTCGCTCCAACGGCGAACCACAATTGTTGTTGCTTCCTGGTATTGTGTGGGGCTGCCACAAGGCTACCTGGTAGTAAGTCCTAAAAAGGACGCCTTTTACGCATACTCTTGCGCCACCCTTGACCTTATAGCAACAACTTTTGCCGGTCTTAGGCCGTATCCTGAGAGTAGAGGCTGAATGAATGAAAATCAGTATGGCAACTTCATGCCGGTCGTGCGCACCTTAAAATCCCGTTGTGTAAACGGCATCTTTGGTACGTAGCCGTAACACTCGTTACCCAAACGATTAATGACAGGAGCATACTTGTCCCACACTTCTGGTTCATGTAAGGACAGCTCCGACAACGCAGTATCAACAACATTGGCAAACTCAGCCGTTGTCATATCACCACGGCACCACAGAGGGGTCTCAATTATGGAGTCAATGTCCAGCGGAGCCTTAACATGCTCGATGCTGGCAAAAGTTAATCTGTCACAAATTGTATCAGTGACAAAACCTCGCTTAAGAAACGTCACATCCTCTATCTCACGAAAGGAGACGTCATTTGAGCCCGCCTTATCCTCTGTCGTGTAAGTAAATCCATGTTTTTGCATATATAAGGTCATAGCGCGCTGATCAAAAGGAAAAGCACGATACGCGTACTTATCGGATACGGAAATGAGATTATCATCCCCGTATACGAACGCACGAATGTGATTATGGAACTCATCCCAAATATTATCAATGTTACTATCCGTGGCATAATCATGCCAACAAAGAGCAATCATAGTCAAATTAATGAAAGAGTTAATGAAACTAGTGAGCGGGTGCCCACTAGCCAGGGACTTAGTCCACTGATATATGAGGTTCATGGTGGTTCCATCACCACCCAAATGTCTGGAATGCACGACATCCTCCCAAAGGACTCTGCGAACCAAACGACTCTCAGCAGAGTCGGCATACCACTCGTTGATGCGATCAAGCAATGTACTCAACAACTGCGGCGTCAACGTTTTGTCCCACGAACTGAAGTCACCCGCAATGAC